AACTATTTTAGATGTCGTCTATGTCTTCACCAGTTTTTTGGTCATTATCCTCTCTTTCCGTGGGAGTAAGAGCGGTCTCTGGACCAATCTTGAGTGTCTCCCAGTCCATGTAAGAAGAAAAATCACGCATAGCGGCAGCTCGCATTTTTACACACTTGAAGGTAATACAATTATCTTCCTGTGACCAAGTTTCAAGACTGTATGCAGCATCTGCTGCGTCCAGTATTCCCTTGGCAAAACGAGCCTCACCGCTAGCGTCAGTTTGGTATGGCGAGAAGACGGGGGTTTCAAACTCTTGTGCCATACTCTTCAGTGCTTTACTAACTTCAATCTGCTCTGTCCAGTCATACTGCCCGCTACGGGAGGGCATACTGGATCTTTTAACTTGATTGATATAGTCCACGATAATCACGCCGACGTCCATCTTGCTTTTGATTTTCTTATCAAGTTCTGAGCGTATCTTAGAGATAGTCAAGCTAGGGTCATAAATTACGTCCAGCTGTTGAGTCGGGAGAAGCTCACAGCTAGTCTTTAACTTATCATGAAACTTCTCAAAGTCTCGATGTTCTCGATACTCTGCCAGTCTCTCCTGACTATCACTATATCTCGCAGCCCACCAACTAGCTACTTGCTCCCACTCAGGAATACTAAGATTCTTAGTTCGTAAGCGAGAGAAAGGTACGCCAGTGGCAATCGAACAACACCGTTGCAGTATTGCACGACTATCCATTTCAATGGTGAAATATAAGGCAGACTTGCCAGAAGCATAGACTGAGTTAGCTATGTTCGCACAAGTGATAGATTTCCCTGCCCCGCGACGGCCTCCGACAAGAATCAAGTCTCGGGGGGAGAACGTGATGTCTTGGTCATACTCCGTATTTAGACCGAGAGGCAGGTACTTTCCAAGTTCTTCATCTGGTTCAAACAAGGGAATACGTTGCATACTCTCTTGTGGTTCTTGAAGTTCTACTTTTTCTTCGATATCAAGAACTATCTGATGTAGATGATTTACTGACTCCTCCGCATCCTCGAATGATATGGAGTTGTCAACATAATCCTCAAGAGACTTGAGTATCTCTTTCTGAGTATACTCATTCTTGAGGTACTGTAGAAGCATGAAAGGCTCAGCTTCCACATCGATGGCATCTATCGCAAAGAGTAGTTCTTTGGTAGATGTATCACGGATCTCGAACTTTAGATCCTCAAGGGTGGGGAGTCGGTGAAACTTCTCACAGTGCTTGTCGATCTCTGTGAAGAGGCGATGGTATGCTGTGGGCAAATAGTGCTTGCGAGTGGAAGACCAAGACTCGAAATCTTGCAGGTCTAATACTTGCTTCAAGTAAGCACTTGCTATGTTCAACGATTCCCCCGATAAGAGTACAGCCGCAACGACCCCTCATCACGGCTGTAAAATTAACACTATTTTAATTTAGCTGGCGGCAGCTTTTTCTTTTTTAGCCGCACCATCATAATCAGACGCTGTTAATCCTCTTCGGGTCAACATAGTCTTCACACCTCTTGCAGTCTTGCCAATCGACTCTGCGATCGCTTCAACTGTCATGTCAGACACATCTCCCAGCTCTGCGAGAGGATCACTCTTTGCAGAACCTTTGGTGTGTTCTTGACGGGGAATAGCGTCAATGTCACCAGAACGAAGTAGGCTAAGAGCCTTTCCTCGTACACTGTTTACACTACGGTCAAGAGCTTCGGCGATTGCTTCGACGTATGCTCCTTCGTTTACCATAGATATGAAAGTCTCTTCCTCTTCAGGAGAGTACGTTCTAACAGTCTCCACTTTGGGAGCTGGTTTCACATGGTCAGTAAGTTCCATTGAAAGAATCTTACCTTGTATAGACTTTGCACTAAATGCTCCGCCTTCAAAGTTCTCAGCAATCTGAGCATAGGTATACTCGCCACTATTGTCTGAAACAAAAGCTGCAAGTGTAGCCTCTTGTCCTTCAGAGAAAGCACGAGTGCTCTTTGCTGAAGCAAGTTCTACTTCGTAACCCATCTTTCTCAGTTTACTAGAAACTGACCTTGTAGTAGTCTCAAGCTGCTCTGCTGCTTCTGCAACAGTGTCTTGTGATACTGGGGATTCATCACCGATGAAATTTGTGAGCTCTTCGGTACGCTCGTCTGTCCACTTAGGCAGGGTTGCCATAGTTTAGTCTCCTATCCATTCATTTAGACTTGTAATTATTGTTATGCCCCGTTCTCGGGCTTCTTTTGTTTTTGCAGACTCTATGCCTGACTCATTTATTAGGAATATCACATCCTTTGTCAAACTGCTTTTTACCACATATCCTGCATATGATAAAGCCTTTGTAGCTTCTGCTTTTGTTTTGAAACTTGAAAGTTTGCCGGTAATACATACTGCGCCCTTTGTTTCAGTTGCAATTTTTGGAGTTTGAAACTGCCAGTCAAAAGGTAGTTTCTTAAGACTGTCCTCAAACTCGTCAGAGTACCAGCTAAGCAAACTTTCTGTTGCTTTCGGCCCAAGTCCTGCGGCTTTACACTTGTCCTCATCAAGATCAAAGAGACTTTTGATTTTGCTGGACAATTTAGTTGCTGCAGTCTTTCCGATCAACGGAATACTAAATGCAGGTAATACATCATTCATACTAGCTTTTCTTGAATGATTGATTTCTCTTAAAAGTTTTATAGCTAGCTTTTCAGAGGAAAGAGCACACTTGATACTATAATACGAAAGATTATAAATATCGAGAAGGGAGGTAAGTCCCAACTTTTCTATGCTCTTTGGGCCAAGCCCCTTGATCTTTAGCGATCTTGCGAAATGCTCAATCCGTTTCTGAATCTGAGCAGGACACAGGATATTAGTGCAATAAAGCATATCGTTCTTCCACTCAAGTGGTGATTCACAAGAGGGGCAGACTTCGGGTGCTAGTATCGCTTGCATAAAGATTCCTCTGAAAATGAAAATATATTATACGAAAAATTAGGTCTCATGTCAAGAATTATTTTTCCTCAACTCTTCGGACAATACGAGGGATAATTTCACCACTTCGTATGACCTCGACCTTACATCCGATTTCAAGTCCCAACTGCTCGATGTGAGCCATATTGTGTAGGGTTGCTCTCTGTACAAGAGCATCTCCAATCATAACAGGCTCTAGAATAGCCACTGGTGTGACTACTCCAGACTTACCTGTTTGCCACTCAACATCTTTCAGCGTAGTTATCACACCATCTTTCTGTTCCTTGAAAGCAAGAGAACCTCTTGGGTGGTGTGCAGTAAATCCTTGCTCGCTCCAATACTTTGTATCATCTAGTCGGAAAACTCTCCCGTCTTGAGGATACAACGAAGCATCAATGGAATAAACTGTACTAATACCGAACGACTCTACCATCTGCAGGACATCTACCCAAGACTCGATAAAGTATGGACGCATATCATAGGCAACAAACCGAAGTTCGTTACAGCGTGCCTTGAACTCTAGCGGATCTTTGAGGTTTAGCGACCCCGCAGCATAGTTGCGAGCATTAGGTATAGACGTAGGAGCGACAACTTCTCCATCAATCTGTATCTCTTTTAGATAGTTTATCTTGGTCGGAACAAGATACTGGATCTTGTTCAGAATGTCAAGACCAATCTTTCCGTTTCCTCTTGTGAGGGCGGAAGATAAGTTACCATCTCGATACATAATGGAGACTGCCGCTCCGTCTAGTTTAGGAGTGCAGGTTACTAACTGCCCTTCGTGTTTTACTCTGAGCCAGTTCTCTAGCTCTTCGTTGTCAAATGTTTTCTGTAAAGAGTACATTTGATACTTGTGCGGAACTCCAGACTCGGGAGTATACCCGATCTCTTCAAGCCCGTCATACAAAGCGTCCCACTCAGGATCAGTCAAAGGACTGTTACCACCTTCGTAGTATTGCTTTGCTATTGAATTTTTGTTAGTATTCTCACTCATATTTATATATTATACTAGAAAAGGGAACAAAAGTCAAGAATTATTTTTAGCAATCGGGGTCAAAGTCATGCCACTCCTGTGCTTCATCTGGTTGTCCATCATAATCGTGTTTATATAAATTATCAACAAGGTCTTGAAAGTTCTCCTCTATAATCTCTCGGGACTCTGCTAGAGATAGTATCTCTGTGAGTGCGCGAAAAAGTTCTCTGGAGTTATTGAAGTCAATCGGCATTGCTATACCTTCTGGTGTAGGCTTCCATTCCTCAAAAAAGTCCATGTAATACTTTCGTAGGTGCAGATACTCAACACCCTTAAAAGTATTTACTGAGATTCGTACTTGTACTTGTTTCTCTTCATCGTAGTGTATTATATGCTCATATATTGGAGCTGGCTCATGTATTTGTATCATGAGTCGTTCTTCAGCACTGATGCAAGTGGTACTACACTTGTTACATTCTTAGGTTTCAACAGGCGATAAGAATCCGTGTCCCAACAAAATAATAGTAGGGTTTCACTGGATTCTCTCGCTCGGTTCTTCTTGTCTCGAATGTATTTTGTACTAAAGTCTAACGTACAGACATTGTACTTCAGCTTCTTAGAGTTCTCACTACGATAAGTAATGATAGCATCGCCATACTCATCAACAAGTTTGGCTAGTTCTTCCTTCTTCACGCTGTTCCTTAGTTAGGTGGGTAAAATCTTTTACTGTCCTACACTTAAGAAACAAAAAAAGCCTCGGGGATCTCACCCGAGGGAGTACTAGTCGGCCAATAAGCCTGTGAAATACTGAGCTGCTTTACCAGTCAACTTAGATATAATATCTTCGTCTACTGACAAGCCTTTGTCATTGATTGCAGCAATAAGTGCCTCTTGTGCTGCTTGTTTAGAGACGCGTGTACCACCTGAGGAAGTCCCACCACCATTCGCTGTAGCGGGAGTCTTTTTTACATAGACACCTGCCTTGGTCAATATCATACGAACTCCGTTGGGGCTTTCTCCCAAGTCGTCTGCAATCTCTTTTACAATTTCCATAGAAGTTTCAGGAGTTGGTTCTGCGTCCTGATACGCTTCTATTGCTTCTGCTTTTTTCTCGTCTGTCCACGCCATTCTGCGTTTTCCTCTTTGTTGTTGTTGAAAATAAAATCGGTCGCCCATTTGGTTTCCTCATTTTTAAAATACTATTATACTTCTATTTAACATTTGTGTCAAGAACTTTTTTTGGTATGCACTAAATTTTTTCAATATCGATTCCGTGTTCTTCGAGGTGTCCAAGTTTTCCTAAATCGTACGCGAGTGCAGCGGCATGGAAGCCTCCCACTGTCAGGAATTCGCTAGTCTCCTGTAGGATATAAACATCATAACACTTGCACCCATACTTTTCAATGTAGTACGGAGCGTTAGTTGTTTCTTTTACTACTGTAGCAGGTGCGTGATAGAAGGCAGACCAAACAGTCTCTCCGTCTACAAACTCATCACTTACACACTCGTCTGGTAAAAATGCATACCCTTTTCGCTCCTCTACTGATGCAGGTCGTGTTGGTACTCCTACTCGGTCGAGTATGGCTCGTACAAACCCCGTAGAGCGGTACATACCTTGAGATATCTGAGACACAGAGTCGCCTCGTAAATAAGAAGTTATAGCTTCTTTTATTTCTGCTGCACTGGCTGGTTTCCCTTTTAGTTGAGCTTTTCTCTTCGCTCTAAAGTTTAGTTTATCTTGAAAATCCTGTATAATACTATTCAGTCTTGTAGTATTATACGTAATATTCAAAATCTGACAGGCTTCCTTTTTGGTTATCGGTTTCTCCGAGTTCAAAAGGTTTATCACGTGTTGTATATTTTCCTGTGTCAGCTTCTCGTGCTCTTTCTTCTTCACTCTTGCCAAGTAATTCATCCTCCAACTTAAATAATAAACAACACATCGCATGGGCTAAATGCGATAGTCCAGTCTCCTCGTCTTCTAACTCTCCGTCCATGTGGGCAAAAATATGTCTCAATGCAGCACTTGTGTATCTATTCTGTAGATCATCTACTTTACGCCAGTTCTCGGCATCATACTTCTCTGCTCCATAGGTTAATACTTTTCCTACTTCCAGTATGGACTTCGGAGGCAGCAAATAAAGTTTTGCTTTGTCTCCATCATACTTTCTACCTTCCAAGTTTGTTTCTCCCCACCAATTCCATCTACCTTGTGATTCTTTCTTCATAATCTGCTTCTTCTTCGTTCCACCACGGTGGCTTCTCTCGATACTTCCAAGATGCAAACGTTGCTTTGTCTTTGTGATAAAATCTACGGTACGCCTCTATGGCGTCTGATCCTTTAAGTTGATCTGGCATAGCCTGTGCAAATGGAGTAAGTCCCAATGATGGTGTTCGTATGCTGGGGAGCTTGAGTATAACATCATGCACTGATTTATGGCTCTTTCCGTATCTGTAAGTGTATTCTTCGTCCAATGCGAGGGCATAGCAAAACAACCACTCATAGTTATCAAGGCTACTCCTAGCCCAGATCGTACAAGGGTGGTTATGCATTGTTGGAAGATAGGGGAAGTCTCTTGGTTCATTCGTTTTCTTCTCTCGTAACAGGGCGAGTTCCTCTTTCGTAAGTTTACGAGGAACAAACCCCAAGTATTTATCTACCCAATGATTTGTGCACAGCATTTGTGCAGCCTCTAAAGGCATCTTGACTATATGCTTGTCAACGTGGTACTCTGCGCACTTGTCATGGTTTTCGTCTAATATAAAGATATTCATGCAACTATTATACTCGAAAACACACTTTGTGTCAAGAAATATTTACATATTACTTCTATCTTTTTTGACGTGAAAACATTTAACATCAAACTCTTTTTGCCAAGGAAAATAACCTGTGGCTTTATAATCTCCATATATACCGCCTGCTAATAAAATAAAAGGTATACTACTAATCAAGAACATCCAAAGCATCTACTGCCTCCCTTACACTTGGAAAATGACCTCCAATGATATCCCAGCATCTCTTTGCAATCTCTGCGTGTTCTTCTTGAGTTCCGTTCGCCATTCTTAACTTACAATAGTGAATCCAACTACGCAATGTTCCTGCCATATAGAGTGTTGTGCCTGTCATTCCTTCAGGAAGCAAAGCACGTGCCTGCTCTTTCGCAATACCACTATCGAGTGCGCACTCATATGCTTCCCGTGTTAGACGGATTACTTTGTGTTGAGCCATGCTAAACTTTTCATCTATTAGTCGCTGCTCTGCTAACCCTCTATCTATTTTTATACTGTTTTGTCTATTCATAGGGTCTTGCAGGCGTGCTTCTCGTACTTCAAAAGTGTTTGCCTGTGCGTATCGTTGGCTAAACTCTTGAAACGAAAAGCTTCGGTGTCGTACTATCTGGTGGGAGATATCTCTTGTAGTTTCTATCTCTAGCGTAAGAGATACCATCTCGAAAGGACTCCAGTGACCGTGTTTGATTAGGTACTTTAACAATCCTGGAGCTGTTTTATTATTGTTCTGATTATCGGGGTTACTTACTCTAGCACAGTAAGCTACAAATTGATCAGCCGTTTGACACCCCGTGCTTGCAGACGGCTGGCTTAAAGAAACGAGTTTCACATTCACTACGCTACATTCTCCAATCTTTTCATTAGTCTCTCTGCTCGTTCTGTTACTTGTCTGTACCAACGGGAATCTCTTCCCTCAACGGCAGCCCCTTTCCAGTCTTCATTCCATAAGGCTTTGTTCATATTTTTGAACTTGGACAGTCTGGTTCTGCCCATATTAAACATCATATTGACCAAGATCTGCTGGACTTCATCTGGCCATAATCTAAATACCCCTTCTCCGTATAGAGCGTAACATTCTCTTTCGGCAATGTCAAGGTCACGAGCGAAACACGCCCTGACTCTTTCTTCAGTAACTGCTGTTCCAACTGGCCTTCCGTATTCCTCGTCGTCTTCGACGATAAGATGACCGACGCCAAAGGTTGGATAGCCGAGGTGGTCATTGTAGATTCCATACACTACTCCTTCATCAATCTTGAGTTGTTCGTAAACTGCTTCTCTGTTCACATCATTTTCCCACGAGGATCGAGAAGGTGTCTTTTCTTCCAGCCTTCGATCTCTTTCATTTGCTTATCTATTAACGCTCTCTGCTCCGCTAACTTCACTTCGAGGTCATCAATTCTTTTTTCTTGAAAGCGGAGTTTATCACTCTGCATTTCCATTTCGTATCTGTGCACTGTCATCGGCCTCCTCTCCTTTCGTGGCTTTTCTATAATATAGTATTATTTCTTTCTGTTGACGTATGAATCTACGGATCTCTTGTAGGTTGTATGCCATAGACTCGTATCCTGTGGGTGTCAGAGCAAAGACAGCGAAGTTACCACCCAGTAGTTCTTCTACTTCTTTTACCTTCTGGTCATAGTTATCTTTGTTTATAATGAAAAACTTTACATCTTCAAGCTGTATTTCATCAGGTAAGCGAGGGTGGTAAATTTCAGTCTTTACTTCTTCGGTAATTACTTTTACTGGGGGTGGAGGTGTGTACTCTGTTTTCGGTAGTATACTACAACCACTACTTACTATTATCGTAAGCACGCTCGCTAGCGCTATCGTCTGCTTCATCTAATTCTCTACTGTCTGCTTCTACTTGACGGAACACTCTATCCGTCGCTCTGTTTACTCTGGGTTCTAAATCTGCGGCCTCTGTCTGTGCTCTTTCTGTAAGATTGTGCCGCCTCACCATACTTACATATCTATTCTTATCTTTTTCTAACTGACTGTTCTGTTGAGTCAGCTTTGCGAATTCTTGTGCCTGTTGTTTCATTTGCTGCTCTAGTTTGCCAATCGTTGCTAAATTAGTTTGGCTTGCAGCATCTAGGGCTAACTTCTGTTGTGTACAAGCTGCGATGTCCATTTGTTGTTGGGTGATGCGGTTATCTTTTTCATTTATTACTACTTTATGATAAGCAAACCCCGCACCACCTACAACTAGGATGATCGGAAGTAATATTTTCATTCCAAGCATACTATATACCTTAACTTACAATGCAGTAAGTTTCTTCATTCCTGAATGTCGATTCAGCTCACAGAGTACTTTCTGTGTGCTTCCAGGGTAGTAAAGTAAAAACTTTATCTGATACCCGGTACCTCGATCTTTTATACCACGTAGGCGATATCGAGATGCTCCGACATATTCTGATTTCACTTCGCTTTTACACAGATTAAAAGCCTTGTTTTTATCAATTGCTCTGGCTTGTATTGGCTGTGCGACTAGTAGGGCTAGGGCTCCCAATCCGAGTAGGATTGATTTCATACGTCTGTTCTCCTTTTCACTTGGCATCATTGCCAGTTTTGCAACTTCTATTTGCCCAATAGAAATCACGGTTTGGGTCAGAGGGAAATCTCGTCATCATCAACGTCAAGGTGACCGTGATCGACAAGATAGTCTACGGCATGTTGGATTCCGACCCGTCTTCCAAGATGCCAGCAATGTGTTCCGCAGCCCACTAAGCATAGTCCAAAGACCACGAAAGCTGCCAATGTAGTTTCCAATTTACTCTCCTTTGAATTTATAATTTTCAGAATGTAGATATTATACTTCATGTGACCTAAAATGTCAAGAAAAATTTTTAGAAATGTACTTTAAAAAATAATTCTTGACATTTGTTCTTGAGTTGTGTATAATATGTAGATGAGAAATTATGTTAAAAAGCCTTGGAGTAAGAAGGAGAGAACGATACTTTCAAATTACTATTATATTCTACCCAAAGAACAGGTGTGGGAGATGTTACCAGACCGAACTCCAAACGCAATAACGAAGCAAGTTTTATACTTAAGGAAACGAGGATGGCACTTCAAACGTGAGAATAAAGGTTAGAAACAACAATGTTGAGAACGCAATACGTGTTTTCAAGAAGAAGCATAGTGAGGTTATATTTGAATACAGAGAAAGAGAGCACTACGAAAAGCCAAGTGCTAAGCGACATAAAGCTAAGAAGGCCGCAGAAGCAAGAGAAGCTCGCAGGCAGCATAAACAAAATATCTTTTATGGAAAGAATAACAAATCTACTAAAACGTCGAAAGGTATGGAAAGATCCAGACCCAGATGAAGTCTCCATAGATAACGCATACAAGACGCGTTGGATATGGTATCACACAATTTTAGCACTAGAGCTACTGATGGTAAATATACTACTCGTAGCAATACTGATAGTGCTGGCACTTAAACTCTAAGGAGGTTTTATGGAACTACAAAGCAGTAAGACTGTTCAAAACTTGAAGGATGCTTTTGCGGGAGAGTCGCAGGCAAACCGACGATACTTGTACTTTGCAGCAAAGGCAGATGTGGAAGGAGAGAATGACGTTGCAGCCGTCTTTCGTTCTACGGCAGAGGGAGAAACTGGGCATGCCCACGGACACCTCGAATATCTTGAAGAGGTAGGAGACCCCGCAACGGGACTGCCGATGGGAGATACTCGTAAGAATCTGCTTGCTTCAATCGAAGGCGAAACCCATGAGTACACTGATATGTACCCTGGCATGGCAAAGACTGCACGAGAGGAAGGCTTTGAAGAAATCGCTGATTGGTTTGAAACTTTAGCAAAAGCAGAAAGATCACACGCAAATCGCTTTCAAAAAGCTCTGGACGCACTATAATGAAAAGACTACTTATGAACTTTTATCACGGCTGGGATTCGGTTATGAACTTAAAATATAATCCGATTCGCTTTATTGGAGACATGAGCGTACAAATGTACACCATGACTGTACTGTCCATCTTCTGGTCAATGGCATTTTGTGCTTTGATTGCAGGCTGGCAGGGCATCATTCCACTTATCTACGGACACGTTGGAATACTTGGAATGATCTTTTTTACTTACGCAACCTTCAAGCAAGGTAACGACAGAAACGAAGAATGGTTTCAGCGATGGGAAGAAGAACTCAATCGCAAGCCTGTAGACACAACGAAGAATGTCTGCAAGTGGGACTTAGAAAAGGAGGCTTAGAATGGCAATTTACGGAAGCACAAATTTTGAGTTGGTTGGAGACTTCATGGAATCAATGGATCAAGACATCTTTCTTGATCCTGAGTTTCCAGACGAGCATACTCAAAGGCTTCGGATAAATTTAATAGAAGAAGAACTTGACGAGCTTCAGATGGCTGTCGACAATCAGGATATGGTCGAAGTCGCAGACGCACTTACCGATCTTCTGTACGTTGTGTACGGAGCAGGCCATGCGTTTGGAATCGACTTAGATGAATGTTTTGCAGAGGTACATCGAAGTAATTTAAGTAAACTTGGCCCTGATTTCAAGCCAATAAAAAGGGAAGATGGTAAGGTTCTCAAACCTGACACATACTCCCCTCCTGATCTTAAAACTGTACTGTACGACTACTCAGAGTAGAAATGGTGATCGCCTATTGTCACTGTGTGACTGTAGGCGTCAGCCCAGTACGGATCTACACTATCCGCATGATACCAATAAATATCTTGAGGCAACACAGAATCTTTGTTCTTGAGCCTCACGTATGCAATCATCGTACATAGATTGAATACTGCCATCTCTCTACTCTTTGGAGTATCTGGCTTGCCATCACAGTACCAACTGAACTGACAAACCCACTTTCCTCCTGCATTTTTTCGTTGCTTTACTACTTCACAAACTGTGCTAGGCCATCGCTTGTCTTTCACTCTGTTGAGCGTTACATCTGCGACTGCGTACATTCCTTGAATGGACTGATTCCTAGCTTCCCAATAAATGTTCTGTGCTAGACACGTTACTTCGTCTGCTATTACAAAAGAACTGCTTGCCATCAATACAATGGCTGCTACTACTCTTTTCATATAAAGACTCCATTTCCGTACTTATAGAGTTGCCTTTGCTCTCAAATGTTCTTCCAAAGTAACTCTCGGTGAGTTCGGCTTTCGCTTGGCACGATAACTTCCGTGCGATACAGTTTTCCTACCATGTCTTTTTCTTGCTAAAAGTTCGTCTCTCTTCCAATTTTTATTGATAACTTGTTTCACTAAAATGCCTCCGAGTTCTTGAATGATGTTGTTACTTGTTCTTTTCTCTTTCTTTCCAGTAGCCAGTTGTAAACGTGATCTGGCATTTCCATTGTACTTCGACATAAGCCCATCGCTTCTGTCCAACTGAGTCCGTCCTGCTGCATACCGCCAACTATGGTCATCCAGTCGAACTGTTCATTAGTAATCATATCCACTTTGTCTCCTGTGTTTTCGATACCCACGTTTACTTCTTTTCTTTCGGTCTACCTCTTTTCGAGCACGAAAAGGGCTGTCCTTGTCAAAAAGAATAAAGTGGTAAGTTGTTCTGGGTTTTTTATTTTTCATACGGAGTATTATAATAAAAAACACTCCGTATGTCAAGAATTATTTTTTGCAAGCCCTAATTATTGCTTTGGCGGCTGACTTGATGCCCGACTTCTTATGGTTGTAATCAAGAACAGTCCACTCGCCATCTACGACTCGCTCTTTGAGAATACTCATTCTGTCGTACTGTGACAGTGCATTTTCGTCATTCTCTGAGAACTTCCAGTAGGTGAGAGGAGAGTTCTTTCTCTTTCGAATTCTGTAGCTCTGCTCGTCCTCTGTAATGGACAGCCACAGCTTTATGAATCGCACACCATTCTGTCGCTGTTGGTTTTCCCACATTTTATAGTCAGCTAAAAACTCTTTGTACTGCTGATCTGAACACCAGCCGTTTAGCTTTTGTACCATCGCTCGGGAATACCATGACCTGTCATAGAATACAATCTGGCCTTTTGCGGGCATTTTTGTACTCCAATGAGGAAGCCAGCACTCCATCGTCTGCTTGCTTGGTTTTGTGGAAGGAACAACGGAGTACCATGCAGGGGATAAGTATTGGGTCAAAGCTCTAATTGTGCTCGACTTTCCAGCCGTGTCTCTGCCCTCTAATACGACTGCAATGCCTTCGTTGTTGTTTTCTGCGATCTGATTTAGTTTTGCTAAGTATTTTTTCATAGTTGTATTATCTCACCATTTAGCGAGAATGTCAAGCGTTATTTTCCATTTACTGGAAGAAAAATGAAACTTTTTTTCGTTAAGTCAAGGCCGCACAGTCCTTCAAGTTTACTACATAGGCAAAAAAATTATTTGACGTATGCCAAAAAGTGTGATAAAATATATGAAAAATCGTAAGATGATTTGATCAATCGACTGTTTTTACAAACCCATGGTGATGAAAATATCTTGAAATATGTATGCGATTGGAGTGGAATCGGAATTAAGGGAGATTCCATCTCCAAACCCATAAAATTATTGAAGTGATATTGAATCACCTACATACCAACAATCGTCAATGCGATTGTAATGATATCGATAATCTCTTATGACTTCGTAAATTACGATAACCCAATACGGGTTCTTAACCTACTAACGATGT